GCGAGCCACAAACAATGAGCCTGCAGCAAAGTTGCGGTCTGCAACAAGGTTTAGCCCAAATGGGTTAAACGTGTTGGCAACCGTAATGTTTGCTGCGCCCATGCCGTTGACGCCCATGAGGCCAGCGGCACCCGTGTACGGGAATACTGGGCGCTTGTCATTGTCAAGCTGCGAGCCTAATTTTTTCCAAACGTCTGGCGACACAAACACATGGTCGGGCAGGAAGTTTGTTTCGGTCAAAATGTCGGTTGCTGCGTCGTACATTGCAGCAATGAGCGTGCTTGGGTCGTTTGCGGTAACTGTCCATGTTGAGCCTGATGCGCTTGCGCCTGTGGCGATTGCGTCTGCCGCTATGTTGTCGCTTTGCAACATGTATTGGCCTACCAAGTCTTGCAAAATGATTTGCAACGCTGCAGGAGAAGTAAAGTCAATGTCTTGCACCGACAAAGTTACTTGCCCAGCAAGCGTGGTTTTGGTAACGACGTTTGACGCAATTACAGGCGTGGTGGCGCTTGCAGCGCTCAATTCCGTTGACTGCGTTGCAACGCTTGGGTGCGTTGTCCACGTTGGGCGGATAAACGTTTTTTGGTTTCCGCCGTCTGGCATTGCGCGTGCGCCGATTGCTGCGACTACTGGGCGTATGTAATTGAGGTTTGCAAACACCGGGCCAAGTACTGGCACAGGCAGCAAGCCGGGTGTATCGGTGGTAATCGTGTCACCTGCAGCGGCCTGCAATGCAGTTTGTTTGCTGGCAACAAAATCTTTTACTGCGGCCTGTACGTTGCGCAAGCTTTCGCCGCCAATGTGTACAGCTGCCATGTATTCGCCTACGGTTGGCAGGTCAAATCGGCGCTTCGGTTGTGCTGGCAATGCCGGGGTCGGGATTGTTGCCTCGATTGCGGTGCTGGTTTCGGTTGACATGTTGGTTTTCTCCTCTGTGGTCACAGGTTCATTATGGCTTACGGTTTCGGGGTTTTGGGGGATACTTGCGGCTACGTCAATAATGTTGGCTGCGTCGCCAAATGCGCCAATAGGCACTAGCGACAGCTCAAGCCAGTCAGCAGCCTCAACAATCATGCGTTCTTTTTCGTCGTAACTAAATTTTGTTGGGTTTACGCCTACAGAAACTTGGTCAATAGTGCCGTCTAGGGCCATAACTAGCGCGTCATTGCCAAGGGTTGTGGCACTAATTTTGGCGGTAAACATCATGCCTTCGTCGGTGTCTACCCGTTCCGTAACTACGCCTACGGGTTGGCTGTGGTCGTGGTACATAAACAAACGTGGCGCTTTGCCGTCAACTGGCAGGCTGCCCGGCTTAAACATAATTTCGCTGCCGTCTGACACGGTGGCAAACACGTTGTACGGCACGGCCACCCCTGAGATGGTGCGTTTGCCATCGCCGTTGGCAGCTGTTTTGTCAACAGTAAAGTCGCCTGCAATAAATTTAATCATGTTGTTACCTCTGCGCTATGCGCTCTTGTGTGTTTTCTGTTGGTTCATCTTCTTTGTCGGCAATGTAGTTTTCGGATAAATAGCTTTCTGCGTCAAACTCTACATAAGTGCCGTTTGGCAAAACGTTATTCATTGACAGCGTTTGGGCAATTGCTTCTGCGTACAGTTTTACGCCAAAAATGTACAGGTCGGCGCGTGCTTGTTGTGCTGACTGGTAAGAGTATGCGCCTGTTGCTACACCAACTAAATACGGTGGCACGTTTGCTAAGCGTGCGGCCTCAAGCGCCTGATACTGGCTTGACTCAATTAAAAGCATTTTGTCTGGGCTTGTTGCTGTTTCTTGGTAATCCAAAAATTCGTTAAGAGCCGCTGTTTGATTTGTTGCCCGTGCTGCGTTAAATGCTGCTGCCAAGTCTGCCAATTCTTGAGCGCTTAAAGGCTCCCCACCCTTCTGGCGCAATACACCTGCAGGAATTGCCGACGAAGCGTTTCTATTTCGTGCAGCCTCAAGTTTTAACGCTGTCTCAACTGCACCGGGCGCTGCATAAATGAGACCTTGCGCTGGGCTTAAGAATTGCACTAGGTCTTTAGGGTCTAGTTGACCGCCATTAAAAAACACTTGTTGTGACGGCGCAAACCAAACTGGACCAACCATGTCGGTAGTGGTAATTGACCCGGCAGGCAAACGGGTAAACGTTGCTGGGTAGCCGTCAGCTGTGCGGCTGGTTATGTACCAAAATGCGCGCCCGAAAAATAGTAGGTCGTCAAATGTCCACGACATAATGAATTGGTATGGCACGGTTGGGTCGGGTCGACGTAGCCAAGTGCGTGGCGCTAGCGGCATTTTTTCCATTTCGTCGCCGTTCCAAATTTCGTTGTACATGCGCAATGGCATGCAACCAATAACGCTGGCCATTAGGTCACGCGCCCTGTTAATTGTTGGCACGCTGACAGCGCGGTTGCGTGCGTCGCCTTCTTGGTAGGTGTAGTACTGCCCAATCATCGCTGCACCCAACCCGGTGCTGTTGGGCGAGTACCCACCCGCCGCTGCAGCCTTTTGGGGGGCTGGGCTGATTGCGGCTTTGTTGACGCGACTAAAAATTGCCATGCGTCAAGTATTACCTATCAGACGGGTGTTGTAGTGACATAGGGGCTGGCTACGACCCGACAGAATGGGATAGTTACCCCTATGCCACCACAGGCAGACTAACTAACTGGCAACAACAAAAAATGGTTTACCTGTCGTTTTGGGTTTGCTGGCCAAGGCGATTGCCCAAACAGCGCACCGGGCTAGCTCGATTGGGCCGGGTGAGCGTTGCGACGATAACGCAATGCTGTTTTGTGACCTGACAGCAACGGCCCGTTGCATGTGTTCAGCGAGCATAGTTTCGCCGCTGTGTACCACCATGCCTTGCCTAATTAGTTGCCTTACGGGGTCTGTCCATTTGAGCATTTCGCCGTAGCCAACTACTTGCCTGCGACGTTCTAACGCGGTAGGCCAATGCAGGTCTATTGACGGCGTAACTGCAAACGTAATGTTGGGCTGCTCTATGTACGGTTGGGCGGCCTGCAACATTTCGGCGTATGTGCCGACAACAAATGCAACGGTTACACAGGTGCGCCCGTCGGGTAGCGGCACGGCTCGTAGCCCAAAGTAGCGGCTTTCGTCAACGCTGTTTTCTATGGCAATTACACCGCCTGCAGGTAAAGGGTCAAGCCACTCAAGGGCAGGCCATGTGCCGGGTTGCAGCCAGCCTTGGTCGCTGGCTACCCAAACGTTTACTGACGCGCGTAAGAATTGGGCGCGGTCTGGGTTTTGGGCTTCGGCTGCGATTGTTTCTGGGGTCAGCGTGTGGCTTAGTGCTGGGTTGCCCCAACCCCAAGCTGCTGGGGTCATTGGGTCTAGGTCGGGTGGCGGCGACCATTCCGCAAAGTAGTACGGGGTTGGCGTGTTTTCGTCTATTGCCCTAAGGCCTTGCTCACGCCATTTAAGCATTGCCTTGCTGCGTTCGGTGCCTGCCGTTGACCACATAGACAGCAACGGGTTGCGTTTGGCGCGTTGTGACGGGATAAGGCCGCCGTCAATTACCTCGCTAGAAATATCCCAAATTTCGTCTGCCACAATAAGGTTTGGGCTCATGCCGTGACCAACTGACGGCCCAGCAGCCCTAACTATCCATTTGCTGCCGTCAGGCATAACAAGCTGATTGCGCCCGTAAGTATTCATAGTTGTCGCCCCGTAGCGGCGCTGCAGGATTGGTGCTAGTTCCTCAAACAGCATTACCGCCAAATCAAGCCTGTGCGCCGTAGATAACACCAGCTGCCGTTCGCCCCGTATCTTAGGCATTTCAGCCAACCAAAAACCGACCAACGCCATAAGCGCAACGGTCTTACCGTTTTGCCGGGCAGTCGACGTAAGACTATTACGGTGCAAAAAGTTCAGGTCAGCGTCATGCACCAGCTGATTGGTCAACGTGTGCAATTGCCAAGGCATCAAATCTATTTGCAACACCTCTAAAGCCCAGCCCCCCAAATCAGCACCAAACGACCCGGCATGCTCAGCCACAGGCGTTTCTAGTCGGGGCAGGTCGTGGCCAGTTGCCGCCAGTTCAGGCTGGTCATGGCTAAACGAGAGAGA